CTCATAGTTGTTTACAACGTAAACTTTCGTCCCATCAGCGTTAAACTTAATGTCGTAGACAACGTCACTGTCGCTAGTCTCCTGAGTTCGATAGTCAAGCAAAAGACCGTCAGTAATGCTTAACGGATTGTAAGCCTGCCCAAGGGTGTAATTGACTACTTTAGCGTAGTAACTACTGCTGCTGACATGGTTGTCAAGGACGCTAATCCCGTTTCCATTGTTTATAAACCTGACAGAGACTGGTGAAAAAACAGAAATTCCTTTGCTGTTAAATTCATTGCCGTTTTGCACGAAAGCACTTGGCACCCCATATGGACTTGTGTGATAGTCACCGTTGTAAGTTTCTGTCGCAATGTCCCATGCTGTGCTTAACGTGTAAGAAAGGATTTGATCATCTGTTTGCCCAGCCACAACCATCCTTGTCCCATCAGGGCTAAAGTCAAGGCCACGTGGTGAGCTGTTTTGAGCTGAGAGAGATCTAGTTTTTTGAAAACTAGCAGTGGAAACGTCCCAAGCTGTTGATAGCGTGTATGCGTCAACTGAGTCACCCGTTATTCCAACAATAAACATCATTGTGCCGTCTGGCTTAAATCGCACATCACGAGGACTCGTTTCTTGGCCAGAAACGTCAAAACTGTTCTCAAGAGTAATTGTTGAAGTTACGTCCCAGTTTGTGGAGACTGATATCTCATGGACTTCATCATTAGAATAATCAGTCATAAAAAACTTTGTGCCGTCTGGCTTCCAGGTAACAGAGCTTGGAAGCGGGTTTATAGAGTTAATGAGTTTATAACCGTCATAGCTTGCCGTGCTTACGTCATAAGCCGTTGTAAGAGTATATTGAGCAATTCGGTCTAAACTTGTTCCAACGGTGTACAACTTTAAACCGCTGTTCCCAAACTCATGCCCTGTCATGCCTGTTTCGTAGGATCCAGTATCGTTTGAGATAAAAGGCAACATTCTAACGTCTTTACCTATGCAGTGTATCGAGGAAGCGTCAAAAGCAGTTGCTAAGCTAAAAGTTTGAGGGTAGTCGTCATCACTATTTGAACTAAAGAGATACAATCCATCGTTGCTAAAAGTTATTGTGTACCAAGTTCCAGTGCTCCCGTACAGTGTGTCTAAGTTATAATCTGAGGAGGGGCTTGACGGTTGGCCATAAGGTTCTGAAAGTGAACAAACTTGCACGTATCCGTCAACAAGAAAAACAGCTTTTGTTCCGTCTGAACTAAAAAATGCGTCGTAAAAATTACCGCTTCGAGTTGGATCATAGTACTCTGTATATCTGCCCGAAATACTGTTTACATAATAATTGCTTTTCCTTGCTGCCATTTTAAGATTGTCACTAGGGCTGTACATCCCACTTGTAATCACGCCGTGATCAAACGCTCCATCGACGCGCCCCAGGTTTGCGCCTGAAATTCTTCCTTTAGTTCCAGTCATTACGAAATCTCCTCGTAAGAAATGACAAAGTTAAGACTTGAAGCTACTGATGATTGAACATAAAGAGTATCGTTTTCCTCTAGATAGAAATAAGACTCTTTAGATGAAACAACTTGAGTAGCTCCACCTGGAACCAAGATATTGTTGGCAACATAGAAGGCTGTGGCATTTCCTTTGTAGACATAAACATCAAAGAAAACGTTGGTTGCGCTCCCATGCGTATTGGCAACAAAGATTGAATTGACTTTTATCGCCTTGCCGCTTGAAGAAGCATTTGCAATAGCAGACGTATTGTTAGTGTCTGCCGGATTAACTCCAATGGTTTTGGCCGTGATCGTGGTAGGACTGACCAAATTGGGGGCTGACATCTGTTTTCTCCTTTAAAAAATCATTGACAGGATAATAGGACTTGGACCGGAAGCGCCCCCGCCCGATTGGCTTACCCAGCCAAGATTCCCGCTGCCATCAGTCTTGAGAACTTGATCCGCACTGCCATCTGTTGCAGGCATCGTAAATGTAATGTTGCCGCTAAAACCGCTATGGGGTGGAGCTTTGATTGCAGCATAATGTGCGTTGCTTGCTTCGCAATACAGACGAACTTCTGATTGAGTGCCCTCGTTCTTAATGCCAAAAATTCCGCTAGAAATAAACTTAGAGTTCATGTCTAAGTCGCCACCTAATTGAGGCGTAGTGTCTAAAACAATATTTGCACCAACCTCAACAACCGCATTAGCGTCAGTTTTGGTAAAAACACCGCCATCAGTTGTGTTGATTGCAAGTTCGCCAACTACAAGATCTGAAGACCCAGGATTGGAAGTTCCTCTTTTTTGCTTGATTACATTCGCCACTAGAAAGTACCTCCATCAATAGTTGAAGCACTTGAAAGGTAATCCGTTCCAGCTGTTGCAACGGTAAAGGCGCTTGTACCGTTCCCTTTCAGGATGCCTGTCAATGTTGTAGCGCCTGATCCTCCATCCCCAACCGCAAGTGTTCCCGTGATTGAACTTGCACTTAGATCAACAGCAAGCTTGGCTGACTCAATTACCAGTCCGCCATTGGCTTTATTATCAACGCTGACTTCAGAACCGGTTACCGCAATTCCGTTTCCACCCGTAGGAGTACCAGCTGCCGCAGCAATTGTGATACTACCTTCGCTATTGGTGATCGTAATGTTTGAACCAGCCGTCAACGTTGCTTTTGACAACGTGTTTCCAGTAGTATTGCCAATCAATAACTGACCATTGGTATAGCTGGTTTGGCCAGTGCCACCTTTATTAACTGCAATAGTTGATGCTGACCATGTGCCAGTCGTCAACGTACCAACAGAAGTCAGACTGGACCCAACGACGCTACTGCCAAGAGTTGTGGCGTTTAGGACGCTTGCACCATTGACGTAATAAGCCTTTCCACTGGCAAGATCAAGGTGTTCGCTTGATGTCCAGCTGTCCGTTGCATTAAGCCAGCGGAACAACTTATCAGTCGCGCCTTTTAGGCTGATGCCGCCGCCATCAGCAGTTGAATCCGTTGGCGTGCTGACCTTGCCAAGAGTAATGTTCTTATCGGCAACATCAACTGTGGTTGAATCAATTGTTGTCGTCGTGCCTGAAACTGTCAGGTCACCACTAACAACCAAGTTATTACTAAAAGTCGTGTTGCCGCTAAGTGTAGCCCCACTTAGGTCAACCGTTCCAGTAAAAGTCTTGTCGCCGCTTAAAGTTTGAGCGCCGGTAAGAGTCGCAAACGCTCCAGAACCGGCAATTGAAATAACAGAGCTTGCGTTGCCTCCACCAGCATCCCCAAAGCCATAACTCAGGATATTGTCAACTTCGGAGTACGCCAGCTCACTAGGAGCCAAGCTGCTTGGCGCACCAGATGCCCCACCACTAGCACGTTTCTTAATTCTGATAGTGTTGGCCATGGCTTAAAAATTGCCCCCTAGGACTACGGTTTCAATTGTCCAAGTGGCATCAGCTTTAAACTCCCCGGAAGCCGAGTCGTAATAAACGATGCTTTTGTCCACTTTAGCGGCTTGATCTAAAATAAATTCAGATCCTGCTGGCCCTGGCGGGCCTTGAGGTCCAGCGGTTGTGGCTGTTACCACAGACGTTGATCCGTTTACCGTAACCTTGGTGATTGGCGCGGTGACGTTTACAGATGTCATGCCGTGTACCCTTCTGAAACGGTAATTTGACCTTGCAAGTAGTAGTCCTTAAGACCACCAGCACTTGTAACTAAAACGTCATAATAGACAAGGTCAGGCAACGCAGTGGTCTGAACGTCAGTCAACGACACCGTCACTTCACCATTTGAACGGTTGGGATAGGCAACTGCAAAATCAGCGTATTTCTTGCTTCGTTGCTTGTTCCAAGCTTGTGCCTCAACCGTTGAGCCTGTTAGGTCAATGGCTGCGTCGTTTCCGCCCTTTAGTTGCAAGACGAGCGAATAATCTGCTCGCCTCTCAATCGTGAAATTATAAGTGCCAGGAGCAACAGACATTAGAGATTCTCGCTCAGCCCATACTAGCTTTTTTTATTTTAGCGAACCACGAAGCGGCTTGCTGTCAACCAGCTTCAAGAGCTGCGACTTTGGTTTCTAGAGTTTCAATTTTCGCAACTGCTTCTTGCAATGCTGCTGTTAGCAAAGGGACAAGTTTGGACTGATCAATGCCTTGCATCTCATCACCGTCTTTTTCACCTGTTACTGCTTCAGGTACGACAGCTTGTGCTTCGTGAGCAAGGAATCCGTCAACTGTCGTGTCAGTATCAGCAATAAAGTTAAAACGTTTTGGTTTCAGTTTCTTAATACGAGTAATGCCCTCAGCAATATCAACAACGTTTTCTTTTAAGCGATAGTCAGAGCTTGTGTTAAAGGCGGTAGCAGAACTTGTGACAGTTATGCTACCAACGATGCTTGTTCCTGAATAAAAACGTGCGCTTGTTCCAGTAGTACTGTTTCTTAAAACAAGTCCAACGTCTACTGAAGAATTAAAATTAACTTCGAGCTTTCCGCCAGCCGACGACGTTCCAATCCCCACATTGCCCGAGCTGTTGATTCGTAGGCGTTCGGTGCCAGCAGTATCAACAGAAAATGTATCAGCAGCAGGGAACCTAATAAACGTATTAGTATCACCGCTATGAATGATCTTATCTGGAATGGTTAGATCACCAGTCAGCGTGCCACCAGCCTTCGGCAACGCCGCATTAGCCAAGTCAAAAGATGTCTTGACTGAATTTGGAGTTGCAGCAGTTGTAGTGCTAGTGCTTGAAGTCGAATTAGTAAGAAGAGCACTGCCCAAGCTGGTTGCATCTAAAACTTTTGTTCCATTAATTCGATATTCTTTAGCGTTAGCAATATTAATGTGCTCGCTAAGTGTCCACGCTCCAGTACTATTCACCCAATTAATTGTTTTATCAGTTGTGCCCTTAAGCGTAATTCCACCGCCATCAGCAGTAGTATTACTTGGCGTCGAAACAACGCCAAGCTCAATATTTTTATCCTTAACTGTCAAATTGACAGTATCAACAGTTGTCGTAGTACCCGAAACCGTTAAATTCCCTGGAATTGTGATGCCTGTGCTCTCAGCCAATAATGCCTGCGTACCACCAGCTGTTAACGCAACCTGATCTGCCGCAGGGCGATAAATACCCGTATCGCTATCGCCATCAAAACTGAACGAAGGCGCAGCAGCACTACCTATTCCAGCATTCTCCAGCAAGTCCGCAATGCTGACCTTCTTGGTTAGATCATTGCCGACATCAACAATCGGCAACACGTCAGTACTGACCGGATCTGTGTAAGCAGCCAGATCATTAATCTTGATGTCAGCCATGATGCAACCCCTAATCGCTTGATTTTAATGCCAGATCAGGTCTTGATACAGGCCAGCAAGGCAATGTTGCGAGGGCGCGTCTCGTTGCTGTTTCCTGTATTACCATCATTGCCAATAGTCAAAGTAATAGTGTGTTTGTGTTTTGGGCCTGCACCTGTATTAGCGGCGCTGCCGCTATGTCCGTGGCCGCCAGCACTGTTGGTGCCGCTTTCTATTGCATGTCCGTCATCCTCACTGGCGGTGCCCCACTCTCGGTTTCCTGAGTCTTCAATTGTGTTTAAGGTTTCGTCTGTTGAGTGAGAGTGAGCGCCAGCAGTGCCGACTGTAACCGAGTGTGTATGAGCGCCACCATCACTTGCAATTACCGCAGAAGAGCCTGACGAGTGATTATGTCTTCCAAATCCTGAAGATTGAGCACTGCCTAACGAACGACCACTGTCAACGCCTCGACCATCATCTAATGAACGTAAAAATTCACCACGCAAATCAGGCACGTTAAACGTCGTTGACCCGTTGCCAGCGCCGTAAGTCGTTCCAATTGCTGTAAACAACACTGAAAACGTTGATCGACTGATTGCTGCACCGTTTGCCTTGATGTAACCAGGAGGAGCAGTAGATCTTGCCGAATGAATAATCGTTCCAGCTGGCGTCTGGTCAGTTACTGCCGGAAGCGCAGCAATTTGCGCGTCAACATAGCCCTTGTTACTGGCCATGTTTGCCGTTGATGGATCCCCCGTCAGCGTCAGGTCTCCCGTCAGCGTTCCACCGGCCAACGCCAAATATGTAGTTGCAGCGTTGGTAATCTGCAAATACTTAGCCGCAGCCGCAGTATCGGTGATTCCTAAGGGATCAACTCGAACAAAATTTGCGCCGTCATAGACCTTCAACTCATTCGGCGTTTGAGATGTATCAAGCCATAGTTGGCCCAATGTTGGACTTGAAGGCGCAGTGCTACTAGGGCTTGTGGCCACCGATGAGCCAGGAATGAAACTAACAGTTGTAAAGGATGCGCTGTTATAAACCTTCAGGATTGGTGGGTTCGTATTGGTGTCAACCCAAAGCTGACCGTTATAAGGAGTTGATGGCGCTGACGTTCCAACGGTCAAACCCAACTGGGTTAGAACAATTGCCAGATTATTTGCAGTGATCTTGCGGGTCTCGCTGCCGCTAATACTTGTAAACGGGACAATGTCTTGGCTTGCAACCGTCGTCGCGGCTGGTAACTGGGAAATGCGTGCGTCAGCCATTAGTAACCAATTACTGTGATGTCAACAAGGCCAGTGACCCCGGTCCCGCTGGAGTTCAGACACTTAATAGTAACCGAGCTAGTGGTTTTAGCTGTAACGACAGCCGTAACAGCAGTGCTTCCACCTGTCTGAAGAGCTGTAATCGAAACGCTTCCAATCGCTCGGAATGCCTTGGTAAACGCAATTACCGTTCCAGCAGCAGCAATCGAAACATCGTTTTGTTTTTCGATCACGTCTGGATAGTCAAGCTGAGCCGTTAATGCGGTGATGTTGCCAGCAGTCGTTCCGCCGTCAGGACTCTTGAAGCGCGTCTCAACCCGATACACATCACCAAGTAGCTTTTCAAATGGCGCGTAAGGGTGAACAATCCCGCCTTCTGTTAATTCAGTCAAACTATAAAAACGTTGCTCGCCCAAAAGCTTGTCGTTGTTTTCTTGCAACAGATCAAAATCATCTTCCTGAACAAGCTCAGTAGCTTGACCCGTCAAAGCGACTAAAGAATGGGAGTAAGTCGCAGTTGATGTTGTAGAGAACAGCAACGCGCTCTCAGCACTATTGTTGTCAAAATTCCAAGTAAAATAGCTGTCAAGCGTTGCATCTGTTTGGACTAAACCTCCGCCGCTAACAGCACAGTTGTCATACGTTCCAGGCCAGTTGTTGCTTGGTGCGTTCTTTGCATCAATTGACTGCACTGCATTGCTAATTGGTGGAGCGCCTATGTTTACCAATACATACGCTGGAAGATCTGCACGCCATTGAGTTGCATCAACTGACTTCACCATCACCACATAGGTGCCAACATCAAACAAGCTGGTTTCAAACCATTGCTGCTGTGCAGGCAAACCACCAGATGCTAGCTCAAGACCAGCGCCCCAAGTAGCGGTAACATCTAGTCGAGTCTTTAGATCTACTGGACTTGAAACGTTATACGTTCCAGTTGCACTGCCCGTAAAGTTAATTGCAGCGCCACCACTCGTTGCACTGATTTTGAATGCTGTACTTGTAAAACCATTGCTAGAAACAAAGTAAGTTGTTCCAGAAACAACGCCAGTAGGCAGCGATCCAGAAGAAGCAGCAAATACAATCTGATCGCCAACGCTTAGCAAGTGCTGGTTGGTTCGAGTGCCGATGACCGTTGAGGTCTTAACTGTGACAAGATCAGTCGCAACTTCAAACTCGACAACGTTTAAGGCCAGCGTTCCTTTTTTATATCTGACCTCATAGCTCACGACATCAGCAACAAGGTTTTGGTCCCAACTGCCGTAGTCTGTCGTGGGCAGCTGCCAGCTAAAACGCTTACCACTACTATTCTGATTTTCAACAACACTAAAGTTGCTTGGAGTGGGAGGCGCAATTTCATCCCGCTCCACAACATCGAAAATGTAATTAGTCGGATTCTCTCCAAAAATTGCACTTGTAAAATTAACGCGAACGTCGTAGGTGTCTGGCGCGTGAAACGCAACAGTGTAATACCCAGTTAACGGAATGTCGGTTAGAAAGTACCACCCATCATCGCCAGGTGGTTTGACGCCAGGAATTTCACCAGACGCTAGGTTGCGAGGCTTCACCCAACACCTGAAACCATTGATACGAGGCAGGATTGGACACGTCCCAGAATCCACAATGATCAACTGAGTGCCGTCTGGCTGGTTGGCGTGCGTAACGGTAGCTCCGAAAGCAGCATCGGTTAGATCAGGAATAGCAGCAAAAGCAAGAACGTCATAAACAACCCAATCAGATTGACTGCCTAAACGATTAATCGCAGAGACCCGAACTTGATAAGCGTTCCCAAAAACATGAGTCAAAAGAGGTATCTGAACAGTTGTTGCTTGCAACTGAACAACATCTGACCACTCCGTATCACCAACTTTTCGCCATTGATACCTATAACCCCGCACCAACAGGTCAATTGAATTGTTTACTTGCGGAGCACGCCATGAAGCTTGAATTGACGTTTGACCGTTTGAATACTCAAGAATGCCGCTAACATTCGTTGGCTCACCAATAGGTTGAAGCGTAAAACGATCTCTTGGAATCGCAACCGGCAAGTCGTTGTCAACATAACCATATTTGCTGCTGTTGTATTGAATGGCTTCAACTTGATAGATTAAAGACTCAACTTCTGAAATTGAGATGATGCGATAAGTCGCAGCCTTCATCGAACTCCATTCAAGCACCCATAGCGCACCGTTCTGGGTTGGTACAGATGAGTTGACCTCAAATCTGGTCGTAGTGCCGTCGCTACTAACGTATCGGGCAATTAAGTTGTCACTGGCTTGCGTTAAAATTTCGTCGGAATCTTGAGCAAGAAGGTTTCCTTCGGTAATCTGAAAACCACTGTTAGAGGAACCAACAACAGTCAAAACTTCTAGCTTTGGACTTACCTTGATTGAGTTATCGGGGTTAGTAACTGTATCCCCTCCAGGGATCACAACAGTCAGCGTGTAAGCCGTTCCGGCTGATAGCGTTAGTACTGCATCAACAGTAATAAAGTTTCCGTCAACAGCTACAATGCGACCGCCTAAACGTTGACCTTGCTTTAACGGGTCAGCAATTTTGATGATCTCACCAACACCAGCGGCAATACCCTCTGCTCCAACACGGAAACTAACCTTTTCTGTTTCATACCTGTCACTGAAAAGCGTATGCTTGGCAGCGCGTAAAGCTTGACCGCGAGACGTAACGCCAATTAAGCGAAGATCAACAGGGTTATACCCAAACTTGTCTAGCAGCTCATCATCTTGCTGATACTCTGTAACGCTTGAATAAACTTGAGCTGGATCATCCCAGTTTGCTAAAACTACGGTTTTGCGTGCTGACCTAGCTGAACCCGTATAGCTAAAACACGGTGAAGAAACTTCTCCGTTTTCTGCTACATCTTGAATAACATTGGCCTCGCTAAATTGCTGAACAACGTCTTGCTCCCGGTCTTGCGTTAAATACAGCTCACCTTCGCTGTAATAAAGCAAACCTCTAAAACAGGAAGCAAGCGAATTAAGCACTTGATAAACTGAACCTGGATTCTGCAAATAAACATTGCAAGTAAAGCGAGGTTCCGTTCCACCATTGCCGTTAGGGACAAGCTCATCACAGTACTGAGAAACGGTGTAAAGATACCAAGGGTCAATAGCAATAGAACTGACATAGCGTTTGACGCCAAAACGTTCGTTTAGAACGATGTCACGGAAGATCCAGGCAGGGTTATCGGTCCATGCCATCTGGAACGTTCCGTCCCATAACCCCGTATAGGTACGAGTTGCGGCGTTATAGTTCGCAGGAACTTGAACACGCTTGCCGCGAAGTTTTACCGAAACATCAGGAATCGTGTTGAACTGCCTTGCGTCAACCTTTAATGCAACAAGACCAGTGTTTGGATAGGCAAATTTTTCATCAATAATCGTGACAAAGCTTTGCCAATTAATTGTGTTTTGAATAAAGCTGCTGGTGCTGTCAGATGTCAGCCTTGTGACTCTTACGTTCCAAGGCCCACTTCCAGGTAATGCAAATTCATAAGCTCTTTGAAATTCGCTATTTGATTTTCCGCTAATAGTGGGCGAAGAAATAGTCGTGAAACTGCCACCGTTTGAATTGACAAGAATCCTAAACTTAACGCTTGTGCCGGAAATATCACCGTTTTTTTCGTTTTGAGCCTGCAAGGCAGGAACAGCAATAATCACCCTGCAACGCTCGGTGTCTGTGTCCGCAATTGCTTTAGTAACTGAAGTATCACGAGTGACGTTTATGTCGACGCCAACAGTGTTTTCAATTGTGCTAAACCCGCTAATAGGCGTTTGCGTCTCGTCTTCACCTAACCTTGATTTAAGAGTAAACCCATCAAAATTGTTCGTTCCATTAGAGTTTTGAATTGGAACGCCATCAAGATAAACGTCTTTTTTTATTCCGTTTGGAAAACCTTCGAGAACACCTTCGCTTAGCGCATAAACTGTTTTCGCAAACGCAACTGAAAATAAATTATTATCTTCAATTACTGACTGCCTAGCTTTGGGCTGAACAATGGTTTGCTGAACAACTGTCTTTGGAGCCTTGCCGCCCCCACCGCCGCCAGCACCGCTGACTTCTATCTCATTCGCTTGGGTTTGATCGTCCATCACAGATAGTTTTGCAATTCAAGGCCAAAGCTCAAAACTGGAAGCGCACCAATGATGCGTTCACCGTAGAGAACAGGAACCACGTCTCCCTGCACTGTATTCGCGTTCGACTTATCAAAAGCAAAGCTGTTTAGCTGTTCGTCCCTATCACGACCTGAAGAGCTAGCGCCGCCAATCCCTTTGACATTGGGCATCTTCGGCGTTGGCGTCAATAGCTCTGCTACGCCAGCAAAGACCAATGAAAGGCCAATTGAAGAAGTAATGGTAGCAACCGTTCCAATACCCATAAATCCGCCTAGCGCCACTCCGGCAGAGAAAAATGCGCCAACACCGAAAGATATGGCAATAATCGCTATGCCAGCAATAATCTTGCCAGTTGCACCACGACCAGCCGGTAACGGAGCTAGCACCAGCCTCTTACTCAGTGGCCACAACATCTGATCTTCATCAAGACCTTCCGCGTGATCAGTCACAACGCGCCAGGCAATCCCCTTTTCGCCTGACTCCAGCAGATACTGCCTAAGGCCAGGAATCTGCAAACACAATGCCCTCACGGCTTCGGCAGGTGTCTTTACAGCAAGCTGAAACCTACGCCCGTACAGACGGCCAGCCTCGCCTAACAATCGGATGGTAACCATTAGCCGTTGCGCCTCAGAACCATGAACGTATTATCGCGGAAATAGCCGCTGTAAGCCATTATCGCTGAGTCCCGGTCAACCAAGTGCTGATAAATCCGGTTCGCCTCTACATCCTCAAGGACTGCAACGTGATTACAGGTGTGGTCATTCCTGATCCGAAACAACAACACATCCCCACGTTCCAGATCAACTGTCATAGGAATCCTGATAAAGCCTTCAGCCGCGAAGTTATCCTCAAAATGCGTGAAACCTCGCTGCACCCATTCGCCTTCGTACAAACGCTCATAATCAGCCATCTCGACGCCCATCTCTTGCGAATACCAATCACGCACAGCCGAATAGCAGTCATAACCGCCATACATCCACGGACGCCCCACCAAACCTGCTGACTGGCGCGG